AACGGAAATAGCTAAAGCAGATAAGCTAAAGGAGCTTGATGCAATCCTGCTTAAATACAACCCCTCTAACCAAGCGGTGTATTGCAGAGATTACAAGGAACGCTGTTACTTTGGCACAGCTCCAACACTGGTATCATTAAGAAAACTGGATGATACAGCAGACCAACAATGGTTGATACCCCAGCTATGGAACTTAAGCGAGTTTAGCGGTTCAAGCAAAAAGATTACCAAGGAACAGCTTAGAGAGCTTGCTGGGGTGATAGCAGCAGAATACTATTTCCTTAAGGTAACAGAGCTGATGGTGTTCTTCTTTCAGTTTAAGGCTGGCAGGTATGGCAAATTCTATGGCAATGTTGACCCTATGACAATAACCTCTGCTTTACGAGAGTTCGCTGATGAGCGTAATGTGATATACATAAAGCATGAGCAGGAGCTAAGGGATAAGCAAAAGGCTATAGATGATGCAGATAGCAGGAAGAACGCTATATCCTATGAGCAGTGGCAGGTACTTAAAAAGCAAAAAGAAGCAAATGGGCAAATACCAGATAGTGCAGGCAAAAGCGGTGTGTGATGATGGCACTTTGATAAGTGTTTCACACAAGGAAATAACGGATGATTTGGAGGCTTACAGAGCAGAGCTGCTGCAAGCCACAAAGGAAGAGCATCCAAGTGTTGAACATATAAACTTTACATACGAGTATGGAGGTACAGGAGAGCATTAAAGACAAGCTGCGTAAGCTGGCAGCACTTGCAGAGCGTGGCATGGAGGGTGAGGCAGCAAACGCCAAAAGAGCCATTGAGCGTATATGCCAGCAGTACGGCATTAGACTGGAGGATATGCTGGAGGAGGATAAGAAAAGCTACCACATAAGGGTTGGCAGGAATCCTATGCTGCGCCAGTTATTTAACCAGTGTTACGGTGTTGTTGTAGGAACAGGTGAAATAACCTACTGGAATATTAGCCGTGATACGATTGCTGTAGAGCTTACACCATTGCAGTATGCAGAGCTGGTGAGTATGTGGGAATGGCATCAATCCAATTTCAAAAGAGATTTGGAGGATATGGAGAAAACCATTGTAGATGCTTACATAAGCAAGCACCACCTTTATGCACCGAGTGATGGAAGTGAAGATGATTATGAGCTTACGGCAGAGGAAAAGGCAAGGTTGCTTAAGGCTATCTACATGAGTGAGGCACTTGGTGACAGCAGGTATCAGAAGATGCTGGAGAGCAAATAATTATATCTATTAAACGTGTATATAACTAACGCAATGAGCAAACGAAGTGAACGTATAAAGGTTGCACCTCTGATGTTGAGCAAGGTGTTTACCAGTGGGCACAGCAAGGCTGGGCAGCCCACAAGATTTAAGGAGCAGCTTATGGATGGTGCTAAAAAGCATACTATCCGTGGCAACTATCAATACTGGGCTAAAAAGGCTGAACAGATTAACGCTGGCAAGATGGTTTTGAGCATCCGACAGTGGACTGGCAGACCTTACAACAGTGAGCAGGAGGAAATTATGCAGCTCCATACCCTGCGAGTGCAAGCAATCTCTATCAACATTACCGATGCTACCCCTATGGTGGGTGTATATGGTGATACGGATAAGCTGCTAAGTGCAGAGGAGATTGAGGAAATGGCACGTAATGATGGGCTGTGTGTTGAGGATTGGCTGGAATGGATGTGCCCAAAGGGTAAACCATTTGCAGGTGCTATTCTCCATTTTACTAACGAATTGAACTATTAGGCTTATGGATGAGTGGCGTGATGTGAAAGGCTATGAGGGGCTGTATAGGGTGAGTAATACAGGCAGTGTGAACAAGATTTTGCCTAATGGCAAGCGTAAGCGTATAAGAGCCGTACAGGGAAGTGGTATGAGGCGTGTGATGCTTAGAGGCAAAGGCAAAAATGAACTTGTACAGATTGCTGTGCTGATGCTGGAGGCTTTCGATATACCAAGACCTGCTGGCTATAAGGCAACTTGCAAAGACGGCAACTATGATAACCTTAAGCTGGCAAACCTGCAATGGGTTGTACGGAGGCAGGAAAAGTATTACCAGCGCAACAGAGCGCATGAGCCAAGGCGAAAATATACAGAGGAGGAACTGGCAAAGCACAGCCCTCTATGGAAATACTTCTACGGCAAGCGTACCTGTACCAAGTGTGCAAGATATGGCGAATGTGTGTGGAGGAAAGAGAGTGATGTGCTGGATTATGCAGCAGAGGGTTGCAGAGGCTGGCAAAAACGTATAACAGCAGACGATTTTTAATACAAAGAAATATGGAATTGAATCAGACCAAAAGAACAGACATCTACAACATTGACCCACGTAATGTAGTGGTAGTGGATGGTTTTAACGCAAGAAGAAACTTTGAGCTTGATGAGCTTAAGGAGCAAATCAAGGCAAAGGGAGTACTTAACCCTATTACCGTTGTGCCTTTTAAGGATGATGAGGGCAACGAGAAGTACCGACTGGTGGATGGTGAGAGGCGTTTGCGTGCAACGCTGGCAGCTATTGATGAGGGTGCAGATATTAAGCGTATCAAAGCACTTTTCCTGCCACGTAACACCAATGAAGAGGATTTGCTTATTGAGCAGATGATGCGCAACGAGGGCAAGAACTTCACAGAGTACGAATGTGCTATCATGTTCCAACGCTTCAAAGTCCAGTACGGCTACACACAGGCAGAGATAGCTGCTAAGTTTGGCAAGAGTGGCGCATTTATCAGCCGTTGTTTGAGCCTCATGGAGCTTGCACCCGAAATCCAAAAGAAGATGGAGGTAGGCGAGATTAGCACCAAGGCAGTACGTGAGATTGCAGCCCTGCATAAAGGCGATGAGAGGGCACAGGTTAAGGCTGTTAAGGATGCTGTGGCTAATGCCAAGGAAAAGGGTAAAAAAACGGCTACAGGCAAGAATATTGGCAAGGAGCTACAGGAGCAGAAAGCCGTTAATAAGGTTAAGGCTGCAATGAACCTCTTTTGCAAGGGGCTGGCAGATGCTAACATTAACCTCTCCAAGGTTAGCTTGCAGGATTTGCAGGAGGCTCTTAGCAAATCTGCAACACTGGGTGATGTGATTAAGAACATTTAGGTATGGAAGAACCAAAGCTATACATCGTTAAGGATGATGGCACAGCCATTGAACTTGACGGTATAAAGAGAGCAGAAGCTCTTGAAGCTGATAGCAGCACAGAAAGGGTTATGGAAAGCAAGCCCACGTGCTTAGAGTATGTGATAGATAGCAATGATGGGCTAAAGCTGTTATTAACCATAGAGGGTATTATTGCAAACTCTGATGGCAAGTACAACTTTAAGGCTTTTTATCTCAAAGATAGAGAGGTGCAGGCTATTGAGTTTAATGGGCTTGATGAGGATGAGTTTAATGATGCTGTTGAGAAAATACACATAGCTACAGGTGTAGATGTGCAGCTCATTAAGCAAAAAGTGATGATAGCTCAAAGCCGTTATGATTTGCTGGAGGAGATTAAGCGATACAAAGCAGAGTTGCTAACATACAAAGTTCCTCTGATTAAAGAGCCAAAAGAACCAGCACCACCATACAAGAGCAAGATAAAGTACTGCAAGGGCTATAAGCCTAAGCAGTACTGGAATAGAACACGTGCAAAGTTGAACTTCAAAACAAACAAAAAATGGAAGAACAGAAAATAAGACGAGCACTCTTTTTGAGTGTTAGCGACTATGAGGGTGAGGACAGAAAGGTGCTTGAGAAACCATTTATGCAGGATGGCAAGCTGTGTGCAACCAACGGCTATTGGCTGGTACGTATAGACCCAAGCCTTTGTGATACTCATATTGAGTTTACAGAGAGTGAAAAGCCAAGCCTCCAAAATCTTTTCCCTGCAAAGACCTGTAGCCAGATTATAACCAAGGAGGCTATAAGTGAAGCTGTTGAGGAGATACCAACCTATGTAGATGATTCTTGCCAAGAGTGTTGTGGTGAGGGTACTGTTACATTTACATACACAGCGGATGCAGACGGAGAGGAGTACGAGACAGAGGACACCTGCCCTGTATGCAATGGAAGTGGTAAGTGTGCCAAAGGTAAGGAGATTGTAACCGAGCAAGAGGATGGTGTTGTGTTGTGTGGTAATCTCCATTTCTCTACAAGACAGCTTATGTGGCTGGAGCGTGTAGTTGATGCTCTTGGTGTAGATAGCGTGGTTAAGGTGAGCGACAAGGATATGTTGCTGCTAACGGCTTGTGATGGTAAGGTTGAGCTACTTATACCAGCAGGTTTCGGTACGAAGAACAATGTTGATGTAATACTGGGATGATGAACTACAACGAGATAAGAGACAAGGCGTATGCAAGTGCTAAGGCACACGGCTACCACGACCAGGAGTATGGCAACGCTCACTGGGCTATGATGATAACGACAGAGCTATGTGAGGCGATTGATGCAGATAGAAGTGGCAGATACTGCAAGGTGAATAGAGAGCAGTTTGAAAAGCTGTTAGAGCAGAAGCAGTATAGCAGCAATAACACTAACGCACAGTTTTACTGCTGCTTTGTGGAAAATGTAAAGGACACCGTGGGGGATGAGCTTGCAGATGCAGTACTGCGTATCTGTGACTTTGCAGGATTGAGAGGCTGGGAGCTTGATAGCTATGAGATAGATAAGGAGGCTATTACGGAGCATGAGATTATGACCGAGAGCCTTATGCCTATAGTGTTGGCTCTCTTTGTGCCTATTGGGGCAAGCGGAGCATGGAGGCTACAATGGTGCTTGGCAAACATTGAGAAGATTGCAGAGCAATACGGTATTGATTTGGCTTGGCACATTGAGCTTAAGATGAGGTTTAATGAGCTGCGTGAGAGATTGCACGGCTGCAAATACTAATTGATATGGGAAAGTATAAACTTGGAACAACATTGTGGGATTTACCATTTACGGTACGTACCCACAACTGCCTTAAGGCAAAGGACATCAACACGTTTGCAGATGTAATGAAGCTGGATGCAAAGGAAATGACAAAGTGCAGGAACTTTGGCAAAAAGTGCCAGCGAGAGCTGGAGAATTTCCAAGAGGAAAACAAGGCTCTATACAACGCACAGATAACAGCCATTGCAACCGACCTTGTTAGCAATGGTGAGTTTAAGCAACAGCTTAAGGAGTTAATACTAACAGAGGTGACAGATGCAATAGGCAAGGCTATCGAGCAGTGTTTCACCTCTATCAACAAAATGTAATGTTATGGCAAAAGTACAGAAAGACAAAAAGCAACACTTTGGGGTGTGCATGATTGCAACACTGGTAGCTGCTGTAGTGAACAGATTGGCAGGCAACTCTGATAACGAGGCTGCTGTTGCAGGTGCTAACCTTGCAATAGGCTTGGCAGCAGGCAAGGAGTATGGAGATAGTAAGGCTATTGGCAACAAATGGGATTGGCACGATATAGCTGCTGATGCTGCTGGCATCTTTGCTGGCTTGGCTGTGTACTATGCCCTATTGTATATATATTATATACTACTAAAGGGGGAGTAAGCTATGTATATACTTGAATTAGTAGTAGTAATTGTATGCGTGGCAGCTCTCATGTACCTCTGCTTCCTTTTTACCGAGCTGGTAAAGGAAACCATTGTGGTAAGAGAGCTGGAGGAACGGATAAATAGCAGGTATGTACGCAAGAGCAAGCCAAAGCCTTTGAAAAAGGAGATATGCCAGCCAACCAACAGCATTACGTATGAAATGAGCCTAACGCTTAAGGAGTTGTACGAGGCACAAATAAAGCTCCTAACCCACATACGTAACGGCAAGCGTGTGCCATACTGGAGTGCTATATATGCAATGCTAAGAGTTAAGAAATTGCCAAGGCGAAAGAAGAAGATTGCCAAGGCTTATGTATTATCAAAAATGAAAGAATATGCCAAAATGCAGAATAGTTAGAGTTGTAGCATACCCAGCACAGGGCTACATCATTGAGATTAAGAAGCACTGGTGGAGCAAGTGGAAAGTACGTGACTGGGAAACGCTAAACCCACCAGTGCCAGTTATCTATCCAAGTGAGCGTGTAGCAAAGCAGTTCCTATGAAACCAAAAGAGTTTTTTGATTTGGTTGCTGATATGCGCAAGGCACAAAAAGAGTATTTCAAAACACCTGCAAGCGCATATAAAGCCAAGCAGGAGGCTCTAAGTAAGAGCAAGAAGCTGGAGAAGCAGGTGGATGATGAGATAACGAGAGTTGAGAAGATACTGGTAGAGAGGATGCAGCGCACCCTTGATTTTGATGGTAATTTACAATAGTAATGCAAATGCAAAGCAATAGCAATGCAAATGCACAACAATTAAATAAATAAGACAATGAGCAAACTTTTATTTTTCGACCTTGAAACAACAGGCGTTAAGTACTGGAGAAACGGCATCCACCAAATTAGCGGTGCTGTAGTGATTGATGGTAAGGTAAAGGAAACCTTTAACTACCATGTAGCCCCTAACCCACAAGCAGAGATTGAGCAGCAGGCTTTAGATGTAGCTAAGGTTACAGAGGCACAGATTAAGGCATACCCACCTATGGCTGTAGTTTAAGCCAGTTTGTAGCCATGCTGGGCAAGTACGTTGATAAGTACGATAAGACCGACAAGTTCACGCTTGTAGGTTACAACAATGCTGGCTTTGATAATCAGATGCTGCGTGCATGGTTTACCCAGAACGGAGACAAGTATTTCGGTAGCTGGTTTTGGAGCAACTGCCTTGATGCAATGGTGCTGGCATCTTATTACCTCATGCCACAGCGTGCAGGTATGGATAACTTTAAGCAGGGTACTGTTGCAAAGCAGCTTGGCTTGCCTGTATCAGATACAGAGCTGCATGATGCTCTTTACGACATCCGTGTATGTATGGGCATCTACCAAGTTGTTACTGGATGCAGAGGCATGGTTGATGAGGAGCTTAATTTTATAACCGAATAGCAGAAGTATGTGCCCCCTACTACATTGGTTGTATAACTACTGTATAGGGGGTATATATACTGTTATAATAATAATATAATATATAACTACTATGGGAAGTTTGAACAGAGCCGAAATCTTAGGCACAATGGGGGCTGACCCCGAAGTAAAGCAGTTGCAGGGAGGTAACAAGGTAGCACAGTTTACGCTGGCTACTAACGACCCAGCTCACAAGCTACAGAATGGTACGGAAGTACCCGAAAAGACGGAGTGGCACAACATTGTATGCTGGGGCAACCTTGCTACGATTGCAGAGCGTTTCCTGCGTAAAGGGGCACAGGTGTATGTTGATGGCAAGCTGCGCACAAGAAGCTACGATGATAAGCAGGGTGTTAAGCGGTACACTACAGAGATTGTTGCTAACAACATTGTTTTGCTCAATAATGGCAGAAATAGCCAGCAGAGCGCACAACAGCCTACAAGTGGAGCAACTGCCCAACCAGCACCACAAAGTACGACACAGGCAGCGCAAAGTGGCTCATACGGTGCAAAAGATGATGATTTGCCATTCTAAAACCTGCTGGAGCGTATGAAAAGCGAAGAACATAACATACAGACCGCTTGTGTAACGTGGTTTAGATACCAGTACCCCGAATATCTGATTTTTGCTGTGCCTAATGGTGGCAAGCGTGACAAGCGTACAATCTACAGGCGTGGTGTACCTATCACTTACAGCCCAACGGCTGCAAAGCTCAAAGAGGAGGGGGCACTTGCTGGAGTGGCAGACCTCATAATTGTAGCCCATAACAAAACAGTGTTCGTGGAAATGAAAACTGCCAAGGGAAAGCAGGAGGAAAGCCAAAAGGTTTTTGAGAGGAACGTGCAGAGGCTTGGGCATCCTTATTTGCTCTGCCACAGCTTTGATGAGTTCCAAGAAAAGGTGAAATGTGAGCTTAATTTTACAAAGTAGCCGAGAGTTCAATTTTTAAGTATAAGAGGCGTGTATATTATGCACGCTTTTTTGTTTCTTTGTACCCAAATTGCACGCAAATTGCTTGCACAAACCTTTCGCTTATGGGAAAATTTGGATTGAAACCAGTGCCAGCTCATAGCGGTTATTATTGCACTGTGGAGGGTAGGCTGTTCTCTGATAGAGGTGGCAGGCTGCATGAGGTACAAGGCACGCTGGATAAGGACGGATATGTTAAGGTTACTCTACGTGTTGATGGCACAAGGGAGTACTGGAGGTTACACAGAGTTATCCTGCTAACCTTTGTTGGCAGCAGTGTTAAGCAGGTTAATCACAAGGACGGAAACAAGCAAAACAACAGGCTTGACAACTTGGAGTATTGCACGGCAAGGGAGAATACCTGCCATAACCGTCTGCATGATGGCTGCTTGATAGGTGTGTGCTGGAGTAGTTGGCATTGTAAGTGGAGGGCTTACATAAGGCAGGGAGGCAGGCAAAAGCACCTTGGTTACTTTGAGGAGTATGAGGATGCAAGGCAGGCTTACTTGTATGAAGCCAAGAGGTTGAACATTAAAAACAGATACGATGGTACAGACAGAGTTAATGAGCTTAAGCAAGCTGGAGCTTAACAAGGGGCAGATTGAGGGGCTACCTGCTAACCCACGTGAGATAGCTAACGAAATGCTTGATAAGCTAAAGAAAAGCATCATAGAGTGCCCCGAAATGCTGGAGTATAGGGAAATGCTGGCTTACCCACACAAAGGTAAGCTGGTTATCATTGGTGGCAATATGCGCTATAGAGCTATGCAGGAGCTGGGCATTAAGGAAGCACCAGTAAAGGTACTGCCTGCCAGCTTAAGCGTGGATAAGCTCAAAGAGATTACCCTTAAAGATAACATTGGCTATGGCAAATGGGATTGGGATGAGCTGGCTAACAACTGGGATGATTGCCCACTAACAGACTGGGGTATGCCAGTATGGGAGAACGTGCCCGAAGCAGATACCAGCAGCAACGTTGCAGGAGATACAGAGAGCAAAGAGAAAGAGGAGCATGGTAAGCTAACAGACAAGTTTATCGTGCCCCCTTTTAGTGTTCTTGATACAAGGCAGGGCTACTGGAGAGAGCGTAAAGAAAAATGGGCACAGCTCATTGGCGATAAAGGCGAGAGCAGGCAGAACACGCTGGATAGCGAAACAGGCATCATGAACAATATCAACAGCGGTGTTAGCATCCTTGACCCAGTAATGGCAGAGCTTGTATGCAGGTGGTTTGGCTTTGATGGTGCTAAAGCGTTTGATTGCTTTGCTGGTGATACCGTGTTCGGCTATGTTAGTGCCTCTCTTGGTATGGAGTTCACAGGTATTGAGCTTAGAGAGGAACAGGCAGCACTCAATAATGAGCGTGTTGCTGGTATCTCTGCCAAGTATATCTGTGATGATGGGCAGAATGTACGCAAGCACATAAAAAAGGCATCCCAAGACTTGTTTTTCTCCTGCCCACCTTACTACGATTTGGAGGTGTACAGCGACAAGCCTAATGATGCAAGCAACCAACCAACCTATGAGGCGTTTATTGGCATCCTATCTAATGCCTTTGCAGGAGCTTTGGAGTGCCTTAAGCCAAACAGGTTTGCTGTTGTGGTGGTTGGTGATGTACGTGATAAGGCTGGCTTCTATTATGATTTTGTTGGCGATATTAAGCGTATCTTCAAAGCACATGGTGCTCCACTCTACAATGAGTGCATTATTGTTGAGCCTATAGGCACTTTGCCACAGCGTGTAGGTAGATATATGCGCAACCGCAAGATAGGCAAATGTCACCAAAATGTGCTGGTATTCTACAAGGGTGATGTTAAGGAGATACCAAACAACTATAAAGAGATTGAGTATGCAAGCGAAGATTTGGAACAATTCAACGTGGATAAAGGAAACGAACCCACATAAGCTAAGGGCTATGTTTGGCAGGATACTGGAGGAAGCAGGCTTTAATGTGCTTGATGTGCTTGAGCATTATTTCAAGCCACAAGGCTACACAGCTCTATACCTGCTATCAGAGAGCCATTTCGCTGTGCATACGTTCCCAGAGTTCGGCAAGACGTACATTGAGCTATCAAGCTGCAACTTGGAGTATTACCAGCGATTTATTGAACTTACAAAAGATATGTAACTATGACAACAGAGGAACTGAACAAAAGGCAGCACCAAAAAACAGGGCAGCTTAAGCAAGCAAGGCTAAACATTGTAAGCGAGTATTACAAAAAGGGCTATAGCTTGCGTAAGATTGCCGACAAGGTGATGCAGGAGCTGGGGCTGGAGAAAGCACCCAGCCCAAACACCATAAAAAAGGATATTGCAACGCTCACTAAGGAGTGGCTGGATAATAGGCTGAAAGATAGGGATGAGCAGGTACAACTGGAGCTGGAGCGTATAGATGATTGCCTGTGTGAGCTTTGGGAGGCATGGTATAAATCCAAGGAGGACTACACACAGACCAAGGCAAAGCAGAAGCACCTGCTACCTAAACCACCAAAGGATGGCGATAAGGAGAACGACAAGCAACAACAGCAGCCCAACGGCAAGGCTTTGTTATTGGAGACAGAGCAGCAGCGCAACGATATACGCAAGTATGGCGATGTAAGCTATATTGCCGAGATAAGGCAACAGCTCCAAGAGAGGCGTAAGCTACTGGGCTTGTATGGTGCAGAGAAACATGAGATAACAGGCAAGGATGGTGAGAGATTGAACCCAACACCTGCCATTGATACCTCTAAGCTCACAGATGAGGAGCTGGAGATTTTAAGTAAGATAGCAGAGCAACGTGATAAGCAACAAGAGTAACATAGCAAGATTAGGCATTACGGATGATGTGCTTTATAGAGCACAGGCAGAGTTGTGTAAGAGGCATTTCTTTAAGTTCGTGCAGGCTTTTTGGGGTGCTATCATACCCGAAGAGCCTGTGTTTAACTGGCATATCCCCTACTTATGTGGTGAGCTGGAGAAGATGGCTTACTACATAGTGAACCGATTGCCTAAGCCCTATGACTTGATTGTAAACATACCCCCAGGCACTACCAAAAGTACCATTGTAACTATCATGTTCCCTGCATGGCTGTGGACGCTTGACCCAAGCCTGCGTGTTATCAGCAGCTCCTACAGCTCTGATGTGAGCTTAGACCAAGCACAAAAGAGTAAGGATATAATAACCTGCGAGAAATACAGGAGGCTGTTCCCCGAAGTGTGCATAAGGCGTGATAAGTCGGGTAAGGGCTTTTATGGTAATACAGCAGGTGGTGAGCGTTATGTTACCTCTACTGGCTCTGCTGTTACTGGTAAGCACGCTCATGTGATTATTAACGATGACCCACAGAACCCGAAGCAGGCAGATAGTGAGCCATTGAGATTGCAGGCAGAGGAGTTCACCAAAACCCTCTCTACACGTAAGGTTGATAAGCGCAACACCCCAACTATTACCATTATGCAGCGTTTGCATGAGGATGATGTTACTGGCTACCTGCTTAAGAAAAAGGCAGATAAGATAAGGCACATTTGCCTGCCAGCAGAGCTAAGTGATAACGTGCAGCCAGCAGAGCTTAAGGATAAGTACATTGATGGGCTGTTAGACCCTGTGAGATTGAGCACAGAGGTACTGGAGGAAGCCAAGATTGATTTGGGTAGCCGTGGTTATGCAGGACAGTATGAGCAACGACCGAGCAGCGCAAGCGGTAACTTGGTAAAGGCAAGCTGGTTTGGGCATATCTCACTTGCAGAGTTCTATGCCCTACACTCAACAGAGCCTGTACACTTTTACCTTGATACTGCCTATGATGAGAAAAAGAGCAGCGATAATGACCCAAGCGGTATATTGGCAGCTTGCAAGATACAGAACACGCTGTTTATACTCCATGCCAAAAAGGTTTGGAAGGAGTTCCCCGACCTCATTAAGTTCTTGCCCGAATACTGTGCAGCATGGGGATATAGTAAGAAGTTTAGCACATTGCGCATAGAGCCAAAGGCAAATGGTGAGAGCGTGATACAGCAGCTTAAGGCATACACCGACCTCAATGTAACGAGGACGGAAACACCAAAGGATAGCAAGTTCACACGCCTATCAGCTTGCAGCCCTAAAATTGAGTGTGGCAGGGTTGTGCTGGTAGATGGTGATTGGGTAGAGGATTTCGTGGAGGAGGTTACTAAGTTCCCAAGCATGACACATGATGAGTATGTTGATATTCTCTGCTATGCTATCAAGCACCAGCTTATAGATGGTGATATGATGAGCACGCTTCTTAGCAAGGGTTCGTTTAGTGGTTTAATGTAACAAAAATAAACAATATGGAATTTGGTTTGAATTTTATCGAAAACTTCCTCAATAGGCTGCGTGCCAGCAATGGCTACCAGCAGAGCTTTGAGGAGAAAGTGCAGGCTGGAGATATAGATGGGGCTTTGAGCCTTATGGAAACCCACAACCTGCGAGTGGCTAAGGCTATCAAAGAGTACGACATGGATAAGCACCAAGTAATGCAAAGGCAGGATAAGCCAGTGTTTGATGCTAAGGGGCATTTTAAGGGCTGGGTGAAACGCTGGAAGCTGGCACTGGGCTACCACCAGTACATCAATGAGATTGCACTGGTGTTTATGTATGGCAGACCTGTTAAGTGGACGCAAGAGAGCGATAACACAGACAAGGCATTTGAGGCTTACACCAAGTTTATCAAGAACACCCACTTTAACAGCAAGGTAAGGGAGGCTAAACGCTTGGCAGGTAGTGAAACCCAGTCGGCTCTCCTATTCCACTGCTACAGGGGCAAAGATGGAAAGGCTAAGTGCCTCATTAAGGTACTTGCTAAATCACTTGGTGATGATTTGTACTTTATCAGAGACCAGTACGACCGCTTGCTTTACTTTGCACGTGGCTATTACCTCACAGAGGCTGTTGGTGGCAATACATACCATGTGGATATATACATGGATGATGTTATATACCATTGCAAGCGAGGTGGCAACAGGTGGGTTGTTGAGCAGGAAAAGAACTTTATTGGCAAAAAGCCTATTATCCTCTTTGAGCAGGAAGTTGAGTGGCATGGCGCACAGCCTCTGATGGATAGGCAGGAAATGCAAAAGAGTAAAACGGCTGATGTGAACGATTACTTTGCAGACCCAGCACTGGTGGCTACTGCTGATGTTGTGCAGGGTATGCCAGATAAGGATAGCGAGGTTAAGCTGTATATATTGAGTGATGGCAATGGAAAGCTGGAGTACCTTACACCCGATACTGCCAGTGAGCTTAAGAAGCAGGAAATGGAAGATAACGAAAGGCACATTATGCGTGATACGTTCACGCCTAACATTGATGTTGATTCCATGCTTAAGCTCACCAACGTAAGTGCCAAAGCTCTAAGGCAGCTTATGGTGCTTGCTACCATTAAGGCAGACCACCGCAAAGAGAAGCATGAGGAGTACATGACACGTACCAGCAGCCTCATACTGGCTATTATGCAGAATGTAACCAACATTGAGCTGGCAGGAGAGATAAGCCAGTTGGAGGTTGGGTTTGAGTTCCAAGAGCCGTTTATGGAAGATGTTGCAGAGGTAATCAACAACCTTACCAAGGCAAGGGATGCAGGCGGTCTTAGTGAGGAGACGCTTGTGGAAATGAACCCTCTGATACATAACACCACCAAGGAAAAGGCAAGGCTTAAGCAGGAGCAGGAGCAAAAGCAGGAGAAAGAGGCACAGATGTTTAAGCAGGATATATTTAACCCTACAGAGTAATACAATGGCACAGGAGAGGAGCAAACGGCAAAGCTGGTAGTTTGTACCTCTCCTGTAAAAACAAAGGCTTATGGCAACAAAAACGATAGACCAAAAAGAGCTTTATGCCAAGCTCCTTAAGCGTACAGAATGGTATGCAGCCAGTGTGCGTAACATCATGCAGGAGCGCATAGGTGAGATTATCAAGCTATGCGATGGGCTGGAGGTGGACGATGAAAAGCCGTTTGCCTTTGCTGATTATGATATTAGCACCAAGGTACAGGAGAAGCTAAGGCAGATGTACAGCGAGGTTTACCAGTGCATTAGGGGTAACATTGTTAGGGAGTGGAACTATAGCAATGTTGCTAATGATACGCTGGTAAGGGGCATCTTTGGCAAAAAGGCAACGGATAAGAACCACTTTGCACGATACTTTGCACGCAACAAGGAGGCAATGAACACCTTTTTTGAGCGTAAGCAGGATGGCATGAACCTATCACAGCGTGTATGGAGGTGCATAGGGCAAGCTAAGGAGGAGCTGGAGCTTGCACTTGATTTGGGGCTTGGAGAGGGCAAGGATGCAGGCGAGTTAAGCCGTGATGTGCGCAAGTACCTCAATGAGCCTAACAAGCTGTTTAGGAGGGTACGTAACAAGCGTGGTGAGCTTGTTTTGAGCAAGGCAGCACGTGCCTACCACCCAGGGCAGGGTGTATATAGAAGCTCATACAAAAACGCTATGAGGCTCACACGAACCGAAACCAACATGGCATACAGAACGGCTGATGTTAAGCGATGGCAGCAGCTTGACTTTGTTGTTGGCTATGAGGTAAAGGTGAGCAAGTCTCATGTGGTGCATGATATATGTGATGATTTGGCAGGCAAGTTCCCTAAAGGCTTCCTTTTTAAGGGCTGGCATCCACACTGCTATTGCTACATTGTACCTATCCTCTGTTCACAGGATGAGTTAAGTGAGCTGCAAGATATGATACTGGCTGGCGAAGATACCTCTAATTTTGCGCCTGCTGGCTTAATTACCGAACCCCCTACTGGTTATACCGAATGGATAAGAAATAACCGTGAGCGCATTGAAAATGCCCACAGCCTGCCTTATTTTATCAGAGATAACTACAAGCAGGGAGATATTGCCAAGGGCTTTAGCTTTGACATCAAGCAGCCAAAGGTAATACTGCCTAACAGCTTTGCACCTGCTGCATCCATAGAGGATGCTGTTAGCCGTGCTCAAAAGCTGGGCATTGCCAAGGTTGATTTTGGTGATGCTACACTTAGTGAGGCTAACGTGGTACTGGAGGCTATAGAGGAGGAAGCAAAGGCAGCAAAGCTGGAGCTTGATAGCCTCTATGTACGCAAAGACCTCAAAAAGGCAGTCTATGGCAAAAAGGCAAAGGGTGAGATTGGTGGTGTTTATAATAGCGATAGCAATACAATAGGCATAGAGCTTGATGCACTCCGAAAATCCATATACAACGAACCTATCACATGGGAGAAGCGTATAAGCCTCTGTGAACAAAAGATACAGCGGAATAATGATACTATAGCCCTGTATGAAAGCAAACTTGGAAAAAGCAAGGCTTTCGACAAGGAGCTAAAGGGTTATATAGGTGAGCTAAAAAGGCAGAACTGGGGCTTTGAAAAGCAAATAACTGATTACAAGCTGATGCTTAAAAATGGTGTTGCTCCACGTTCTACAACCTATGCCGAAACTTTTGAGAATGTAAAGAGCCAAGCCAAGGCACAGATACACCATGAGTTCGGACATTATGTAGATGCAAAGATGGGCAGACCTAAATACAACGAGCTTATTGCTGGAGCAAGTGATTATGCAGATAGCAGTAGAGGCGAAAAGTTTGCAGAGTGGTATGCCAAATATCGAATGGCAGGTAAGGCTGGCATCCCTGCTGATGTTCTCAAAATCTTTGAGGAGTACGAGAGCACACACAAGAGCCAAATAATAACCAAGCGCAAGACCATAGCAGAGATTGCAGAGGAGAGGCACGCTAAACGCAACGCTAAAGCAATACAGGAGGCTTGGGATGAGCGCAAGGCACTCAATAAGGCTAAGGTGGCAGCTAATAACGTACTGGCAGCATTAGGCAAACAGCCATACTGGAGCGTTGTAGATAAAACCGAGCTTGAAACCGTCTTGGCTAATAGCAGTACGAGTACAGAGATAAAAGCTGCAACAAAGAAACTGGCAAAAGCTATGGTGCAAGAGCGTAAGGAGTACAAGCAGGCGGTAAAGACTGCAAACAACGTTATTAAAGCTGCTGAAAAATGGGAAGATGCAGGTGTCGATAGCTCTGTATTAAAGCTGATTGTTAGCAAGGGTAGCAAAGCCGAACTAAAGACATATACAAAGGCTCTTGCAAACGAGATAAACACAGCAAAGCAGGGGCTTGTTAATGCTTATGGCGCATACATAGACAATCCTGTTGCTGTATATACCAAGTATGGCAAGAGCGCACTTGACACCCTTTATACCTCTGTAACAGCAAAAATGCAAACTTGGCTTAATGACCCCTATAATGGCAAGGATTTGCACTGGCTCAAAAAGAAGTTGGAGTTTGAAATTAACTGGGTTAAGAGTAAACAAAAGTACAACACATGGCAGGAGGCAGCACTGGCATACGAGAAACAGCTTAAGATAGTTGAAAATAAGTTGCAGGTAGCAAAGTGGCAAGCCGATATTGATAAATGCCTACAGTTTAGTACGACCACCAAGAGTATTAAGGTTAAAGGGCTTGCACAGGAGCTGCAAGAGCTGCTAAACCCTGCTGATGGTTTGGTTGATACTGGTGCTGTTGATACAAAGCTACAGGAGCTTAAAAAGGAGGTTGAGAGGCTTGAAAAGGCAAGGCAGGCAAGGCTTAAAAAGGGTTTAGCTATAAAATGGGATGCACAAGGACTTACTGAAAAAGAGTTCCTTAATACAGGATATAGCTATGCAATGGATAAATACAGCATTATCACAGATAAGAACAAAGATGATGTGTTTAATGCTATAAATGAAGCATTCCTTAAAAAGGATGCTGATGCTATGCACAAAGAACTCCTTAAATGGGGTATAGACCTTAAGGACAATTACAGCGAAGCACGTAAAGATTGTGCTATATGGTTTAAGAGTGCAGCAGATTCGCACAAGCAATGGGATGCAGCAAGTGATAAGGCTTGGAATAGCGCAACTGTTGCTGAACGTAAGGGCTGGCGAGATTATACAGCAGGTAGCGGACACATGAACAGACCTCTACGTGGATATGATGGTGGTTGGTATGAGCATAACTTTAAGGGTGTAGGCATGGTTGATTTGGATAATGAGGGAGGTAAGGCTAATATATCCAACCTCTACAATCTGATAGAACGAAACAAGAGCACGGAAGATAAATGGCTACAGCGTGGTATAGAAACAGCTTCTGGTACTAAAGGCTTCTTTGGCTCTGCTGATTATGCAGATATTAAGGCTATGATAGGCAAGGAGGTTACAGATGCAGCATTTGTATCATGCGGTTCTGCTAAAGGCAGTGGATTTAGCGGACATTGTATCTTAAACATCTATGCCCCAAAAGGCTCTAAGATGATTTATGCAGCTCCACGTTCTGCTTACTATTCGGAAAATGAAACCATATTGCAATGTGGCACAAGGTTTAAGGTTACGAAAGTGGAGAAAGGAGGTGGTACAATATACGTTGATTTGGAAATTGTAGGCTACGAAAAACACCCACTATCATTTACATAAAAACAAGAGGGGCATTGCGTGCCCCTCTGTTTATTTAGAATATTCCTCAAACCATTCTTTATACTCATTTACACCAGCCATATTAGCATCCGTGAACTTAACAAAGAGCAGAGCCTTTAAGCCAAGCCCTGCCTTATCTTTTAGTTTGTAATTGCCAAGCCCTGCCTTGTTATACTGGGTGATGTAGCCCTGTATGGTTGTGTTGTCTATCTCTGTAAGCCTAAGATTAACCCATCCTGCTTCATAAGCCCAAGCCATACCTTTGTTGCCTGTGTAAGGGTTTGTTTGTTCCCCTTTGTAATACCTGCATTGCTCCAACAGCTTTGCCTGTATCTCTTTTTGTATTTCCTGTTTCTCCATAATCTTAAATGATTGTGCCCCCACGTGGGAACATTACATCAACACAGAAATCATCAAGCACCGACCTTAGAGCAGATGGCAGCGTACTTGCTGCTGCGTTGATTAACCACGTTTCGGGCTGGTAAGCCTTATCAAATTTACCTCTTGCCTCTGCTATGCTACCAGTGATGGCAGCGAGCGTGTCGGCATCCCCACCAAGTGCAACAGCCTTACGTATGGCATCCTCAAAGTTGGAGCTTTGCAGGTAGCACAGTATGGCTTGTGGTACGGTGTCTTGGCAGGTTTCGTTATACTCATAATCAGCTTGCACCTCATGCCAGCTATAGCCAGTAACCTTGTAGCCGAAATGCTCCTCAATGTAACTGGCAAGCTCCTTTTTATCCATGCCAGTACGTGTAAGGAAGATTGCAGCAGCAGTAGCCTGTGCCCCCTTTATGCCCTCCTCATGGTTGTGTGTAACACTGGCAGAGATACCTGCATACTTAAGCACCTCCTCTAAGGTATCATAAGCCCAAGCAATAGCAGATACACGCATTGCAGAGCCATTGCCAAAGCTGTTGTATGGTTGAGGGTAGTTGCTGTTTACCCAGTTGGCAAAGCTACCACCATAACCACCTTTAGGGTTTGGGTATTTCCTACACCAGTACTGTAGTGCAAGCCTTACATTGCACTCTGTGAGCACCTTGTCTGTTAGTATGGCATCCGCTATAGCAAGGGTGCATATTGTATCATCCGTGATGCTGCTTTGTGGTGTCAGCAGCTCAAAGTTATAATCTTTACAGCGTGTAAACTCATAGGCACTGCCAACAAAATCACCTATCATTGTTCCAAACATATCTTTATCTCCTTTTCTGTTTAGTTCTGTGCAAAGGCATGGAGTAGAGCACTACCCCAGCCTTTGTTACAAATGGTTCTTCATTCAATTTAACTACATTCTGCATGGTGCTTAGAGGCATCCCGATTATTTCCGCTGGTATGTGCAGGTATATAGCAGCCTTACTGCCAAACAGCCAGTACTTCTTGCCATTGTAGTACTTTGGCAATACAACCAGTATTATCTTATCTCCGTCTGCCTTACTCATTGCTCTTAACCTGTAGTGCAGCCTCTGCAAACTGCATGAGGTTATCTGCTGTTATCTCACCATGCAGGTAATCAACAGCCAGCCAGCCTATAGAGCGTGCTTGCAGGTTACTTGACTGCTTGAACACCTGTTTCAAATCCTCTACGTTATTGCAGAGCACAAAGCGTGCAGCTCTGTAGCCCTCCTTAATGCCTATATGCACAGGCTTGTTAATGTCCTTATGCGAGAGCACTTCCTGTACCCTACTTATAAGGGCTTGCTTCTCTTGTTCGTTCACTACTATCATACTTGTTTAACTTGGTTAATGGTGCAAAGTTAATGTATAAAAGGAAAATAACCACAAATAATTAAGTTAAATAGTTGTACTTTGGTTGTTTTTTAACCATAACTACTAAAATAAGCTACGTGGATAACATCATACATTATGCCAGTTATCACAAATTGGAATGTTATCTCACTACGTGGGTGTACACTCTCCACATCAATCATCATGTATGTGTGTTGGCTACCAGCAGCGTACTGGTAGCTGTTAAATTCTTCGTGAGTACTGGCATAGTGCTTTAAGCTATCAATGAGAAGCTGGTAAAAATCAGCTCCAAAGGAGTTCACCAGCTTCTCTTTGTTTCTCAATGCAAATCTCATAGGCTACTTGTCGCTAAAACCGAGTTCCATTTTACCCTCATTAACAGCAAGGTTAAAGCGTGCCCACAGAGCTTCGTCCTTAAATATGAGGTGCAGCGCACCTTTCTTGTAGCAACGGAATTGGAAGAAAGCACACTCATGCAGGCTGCTATCTCCTACCTTAACAAAGCTGATTGCCTTGGATAGGCTAAGGTTCTCAAAATCCTCTGCCACAGCCTTGTTGTCAAAGCCGTATGGGTGTTCCTGCTTGTGTTTAACACCTGCCTCTGATAGCTTGTTAAGGTTTTCGTATGGTAAGCCACTAAGGAAGCACATAACCTTATCAATATCCCTATACTCATCATGCAAGTTCCAGTTAGCTCTAAAGCACTCACCCCAGTCACTATCAACAAAGGATGGGAGTATTACCTTACGGTTCACCTTAAAGCGGTCGTTGGTCTTCCAGCCCTCTGTATGCACTTGGTTATCCTTGTGGTATCTCACAAAGGTATCGTACACATCAACTACAGCCTTTTTAAGGATGCTTTGGCTATTGAGGCATACAAACTGTACCAGCTTATAAATGTTCTCTCTGTTAAGCTCATAAGCACCCTGTGCCTCACAGAACTTATCAAAGGTCTTACGCAAGTTGGCTGTCATGTATTTATCCATGCCAAGGTTGCATATTATTTCCCTCCATGCCTTACCTTTGGCTCTATCAAGGAAAGCGTTGTATGCAGCCTGCATATCACCCTCTTTGCCGTGCAGCTTTTGGCATTGCTCATCAACCAGCTTGCCAACCTCCTCAACACTGCAAAAGGCAGTAACGTAAAACTCCAACTTCTTACGTGCCTTTATAAACTCCTGTGCTGCAACCTGTGCCTGCTTCCAAGCGTGCAGGTAGCTACCCAGCTTATCATTAAGCGCAAGCTCACTGCCAGTATTGATAGATTCGGCAAAGTTTGGCATCTTCTCCATTTTGGCATTATCACCAAAATCAATGTGCCAGCGTTCATCCTCTACCTCCTTGTGCAACCTTACCATTGCCACATCAACATTGGTTCGGTGCTGTGCTGTGCTAAAGCAGTTACCCAGCATTTCTACAGAGCCGTTTTGCTCTATGATTTTAGCCAGAAGTTTTCTGCGCTGGGTGTATGGGTTCTTGATTGTGTCCGCATTGAGCAGGCAAACAATATCACCAGTGTGCATAATATCCCAAGCGTGCAGCAGGTGTTCGTCACCATTGCTAAAAGGTGGGTTCATTACTATCAGATTAAAGCAGTGGAGAGGCTTGTAAGCAAGGAAATCATTGCCAAGCATCCTGTAGCCCTTACCCTGCAAAATCATAGCACACTCCTCATTCTTTTCCAGTGCCCAAACGTGTGCCTTATCAGTGTGGCATGGTGAGTACTTGCTTTGGACTCCTGTTATGTAATCAAGAATAGCACCAGTGCCAGCACTGGGTTCAAGTATTTGCAGGTTATGGAAGTTTGCCTTATAAGGCTCTACCATTCTGCTAACAACGCTTGCAGGCGTTGGGTAAAACTCTTTATCGAATAAATTAGTCATGTCGTAAAAAATCTATTAAGTAATACGGTTCTCCTATCTCCTTATAGCTCTTGTCTATCTCAATGATACGCAAAAGCTGGTAATCACTATACTTGCCAAGGTTACGGCTGTGCTCAAATGCAAGCCAGTTATTAACCTCCTTAACCATTTGCTCTGCTGGTGGCAGCTCTTTGTGCTCAATGCGTATTGTAAAGGTAGTGTGGAAGCGGTGCTTACGCTCTATGCTATCCCAGTACTTAAAACGGTACTCTACCTTAAGCCAGCGTGTTGTAATCTCTTGTGTTGCCATATTATTCAGTGAAATCATCATTGGCTTCAACCTGCTTGCCATTGTAGGTTATAAATTGCCATTCTGTTATCTTACTAAGTGTTTCGTTAATATCCCAGTTTCCGTCCTCCATTATCCAGTGTACATCATAGTGGTAGCGTGCCATGTTCTTGCGTACTGGCTCATACTTTCTATACCACTGCATCCTGCATAATACAGGCACGTTTACTGGCGGTTTGCGCTCACTAACCTTAAACCATTTCTTTTCCATGCTTACGCCTCCTTGTTAGTGCCTACTGATTGTTATATTTATAATTAGCTGCAAATGCAAGGCAGCTCATACAGTTACAACCACAATTAGGGTTGTTGTTGCAGTAACGCTCCAATTCTGCGTCACTCATTGGTTTAAGTTCTATTGTTTCCTTTGCCATGTCGTTTTATCTCTTTGTGGGCTGGCTGTTACACCAGCCCGATTATTAACCTACTTAATACTTATTTACGCTCAATCCCTTTGGTGTCATTGAAAGCGAGTAACCAGCATCTATGAGCGTATTGATAATAGCTGCATTGCTCTCCTGTATGAGGATGGCATATACATTGCCATAGTTGTTTGTTACTGGTGTAAGGAATTGAGCCTTACAGCTATTGCTTGTAGCGATAAGGAGCACTGCCTTAACAAAATCCTCATTGCTCATATTGAGCTTGCAGCCCTGCTGCTTAACCTTATCTATCATTTGGTTTATTGCTATCATATCCATTACTTGCCCTCCTTATCTTACAAATCTATCATTGTGTACCAAGCCTCATTTATCATATCAATCAACTCTTTAACAGCTTCCTCTACTGGGTATGAGGCATTATAAGCCAAGTAGAGGGAGCGAGAAACACCAGTACCAAACTCCGAGCTTGAAACGCTAACAAAAGAGCCGTTGGTATCGTTGCTTACCTTTACACTACACTCACCAAGCTCTGCAATAGCAATACTGCTTCTGTTAAGCTGGTTTACCAGTAAGCCAACTGTGTTTACAATGTCCTCATTGCTGTAGTTCTCCTGCATATCATAGCACTCATTGTTGAGCACTCTCATTGTTGCATTGTTTATGGTTTGAATATCCATTGTATTGTGTTATTTGTGCAGGGGTGTTACCCCCTGCTGGTTATTATAATGTTTCGATGATAAGCTGTCTATCCATATCCCAAAGGTTGTAGCCCTTTTCCATGATAGCCTTGATGTAACCCTTAGCACCAAGCAGCTCAATAGCCTTAGCCCTTACAGCAGGGCTGCTGCATTCGTGTGCTTGCTCTACAAGGAAGTTAGCCATTGCCTTACGCTCCAGTACAAGCTCCTTGTTTTTGCGTGTCTGCTTTGCAAGCTCCTGCAAAAGTGGGTTGTTGGTCTTGTATGCCTCACAAAAGGCATCCTTTTCAAGGTCTGTGCTCATGTAGAGTTCGTGGATGCTCTCAAACTCCTCTGCTGTAACCTTAATGCCTGTACGAGTTGTAAATTCTGCCTGTAACATAGTTGTATCGTTTTAATCGTTTATAATCTAAAAAATGATAGCGTGTATATATATCACGCTTTGTACGGTGCAAAGATATGGACATTTTCTCAATATCAAGCAAAAACGACCAAAAAAGTTGTAGAATTTAATATTCATTAACCAAAAACGGTTGTATTTTGGTTGTAAGAGTACGAAAATTATGCGTGTATAGCGTTCACGCTTTCGCTTAATGGTTGTATCTTTGAAACCGAATTTTTAATCATACGGTAAAAATAAGAAAATGGTAAACGAGAAACTTTTACAAATGCTGATGGGCAAAAGCAAAGACTTGGGTCTTGATGCTAAGGCTATCGAAGAAATTGCTGGCATTGCAAGCAATGGCTTAGGTGATAACCCGACTGATGAGGCAGTAACTAATGCTGCAAACCTCTACTTCCCTGTACTGCAAACCATGCAGAAAGAGGCAACGAGGTGGGCACAGAAGCGAAACCCAAATGTAACCGACCATCCAATCCCACCAAAACCGAATGAGGCTGGTGAGGAGTTAAAGGCAGTGGTTGCAGAGTTGCTTGCACCTCTTAAGACAACCATTGAGCAGCAGAACGCAACCATTACCCAGTTGCAGACTAAGCTCACTGGCAACGAGAGAGAGGCTACCATTAAAGCGGAAATGGCAAAACTTGGCTTAACAGATGCTGACATGGAGTTCGTAACCGTGCCCTCAGATGCGAACATTGGTGAGTACCTTGGCAAGTTCAAGCAGAGCCTTGTCAACCGTGGCTTAAAGCCAGTTGATACGCAAGTAAGCCGAGAGACAAAGGATAAGGCTAACGCTGATTTAGCAGCAGAAATGCTCAAATCCTTTACTGTTGGCGCAAGTGAGTAGTAAACAGAGTAATAACAAATTAGCATTGCAGCTATGAAGTTCAAAAAGAAAAACTTTGGTGGCGATTGCCCCAAATTCACCATGCCTCCTGTAATGGTTGGCGGTGGCTTTACGCTCATTGCAGAGCAGGCTGGTAAAATCCCCGAAGGCTGGGTTATCCCTACAGGAACACTGGCTATGGTGGATGAGAGCAAGCGAGAGGCTACGCTTGTTACTACAGGTCGTGTAACAGCGATTAGTACAAGTAACGACAAGCAAGTAACCTTGCAGGCTGATGGTGCAGCAGCACCTGCATTGTATGTAGGTTGCTACCTTGCCAAAGATTTGTCTGCAGCCCTTGCAAACACGCCTACTGTATCTGCTGTAGAGCTTACTGATGATGGCTTGGTTGTAACACTCTCCAAGGCTATCAGCGGTCTTGCTGTTGGTGATACCCTCTGTGAGGTTGTAGCCGATAGCACTAACATTAAATTACGTGCAACGCCTAACAGCATCCTTATTGATGATATGGAAGCTAAGGGCGAGGAGACACCTATTGATGTAACACGCAACACTGGCAACGGTGAGTGTTACGCAAGACGAGTTCCCCCAGTACCTGCATCCCTGCTGGATGGAAACTGCCTCAAATCAACCAAGGTGTCGTACACAGAAACCCTCTAATTTGAGTAAAGTATGAAAAGTATATTTCAGCAAGTAGCATTGCCTACAATCCCAGTGGATTTGATGGCAACCCTCAAAATCTTTTTTGAGAAAGGTACGCTGGAGCAGAAAACACTCTTTGAGCAGCTTTACGTGGACAAGTGGTTTGATTACAACTTGCCACAGATGGACTTGGATGCGGAGGCAATTATGGCAAGCTATAAGGTGCGCTTTATGGCATCCGTAATTGGCAATGATGCAGCAACACCATTGCGTCCTACAGATGGCTTCGACATCTACAAGGGAGAAATCCCACGTATGGGTCACAAGTTCCCTATGTCTGCCAAAAAGCTGCGTAAGCTCCTTGGTATTGTAAGCTCCAACCGCTACAACGATAAGCAGAAGTTCAATGAGCTTTATAAGGCTTTGGTTGGTGAGGTTCGTGATGCTTACCTTGGTTGTAAAGATACAGCCGACCACATTATTTTGCAGGCACTCTCCAACAACGGTGTTGCAGAGTTCACCCCTGCCCTCAATAACCCAGATGGTCGTAAGTTTAAGGTGGACTACGGTATGCCAGCACAAAACAAACTTAAAGCACCAAAGGCTTGGGATGATGCTAACAAGAACACTGTAAATCCTTTTGAGGAATTGCAGAAAATCAAGTTGGATTTCCTTGCACAGGGTATTGATTTCAGTAATGGTGAGATGCTTGTAGCTCCTGCCCTCTACTCTTGGATGATTAACAGCCCTATGGTTCGTAAAGCAATCCTTGGTACAGACAAGAGTAATGGCGTGGTAACTGATAGCCAGTTCTCACAGACACTTAGCAGCTACGGCTTGCCACAGGTAACACAGGTTGTAAAACGCTCTGCCATTGCTAAAGATGGCAAACGACAGGCAGGGCTTATCAATCCTTGGAATGATGATACTATTACGTTCAAGCCTGCTGGTAAGATTGGTGAGGTGCAGCCTGCTTTTGAGGATAGCGAGATTATTGCCGAAAAAGATGTTGATTACATTGATGGAGGTAATGGTATTCGTGTTGCAAAGTGGACTGTTGGCGAGAGCACAGGACAGCAGGCAGGTGAGTACACACAGGCAAGCTGGCGTGCCCTGCCTATCATTACCGATATTAAGGCTATCGTAAACTACAAGGTTCGCAACATTTAACCAAACCGAGTATGAACGTATTACAGGCTATACAGGTAGAGGTTAGACCCTACGATGCAGATGAGCTTGATGTGGAAAAGGCTTTGGCTGGTGCGTGCAAGCGTACTGGCACAAGCCTTACTACGGAAAGCGAATATAATGCAGAGCAGGATAAAACCATTGCTATTGCTGCGTTGAGCATCATAAAGCGTTATTTGAGCCTTACAAGCGAGAATGAAAGCGAGTGGTCACATGGCTATAGCAAAGAGGGGCTGGAGGAGCGTATTAAGGCTTTATGCAAGGAGAATGAGCTTGATGCAAGTGAGTACTTGGATAAGCTGGTAACGCTTCGTGATGGCTCTAACCTGTTGTAAAAGGTAAATTATGGGTAGATACTATCAGATATTGCAGGTGCAGGAGAGCACAACACCAAAGGTAAATGAGGTAGGTGATATTGTAACTACCACAAAAGCCTCTTGGGAGAGTGCAGGAATGTGCAGGGTGCAGCCTAACGGCAAGAGCAGCACAGTAACCACTGGGAACGGTGATGTTAAGACCTACAGCAGCAGCATCTTTGCCCCCACAACGTGCCCCGATGTGGCAGAAAATGCTAAGGTAAGAGTGCTTGATAAGGATGGGCAGGTGGTAGCTGATGGTATCTGCCAGCGTTTCCACAGATATATCCACTATGTCAAGATTTGGATTTAGTGCCAACTTCTCTGCTGGTGATGTGCATAAGCAGATGCAGGAATTTGCCCTGCGAGTGCATAAGGCTACAGTTACAACACTCCAATACATAGGTGAGCGTTGTGTTGCAGAGGCAAGGGAGAACGGCAGCTACCAAGATAGAACTGGCAACCTGCGTAACAGCGTTGGCTACGTGATAGTTTACAACGGCTCTATCATAAGCGAGAACTTTGCAGAGCGTGTTAATGGCAAGGTTGCAAGTGAGGTTAGTGGCATGGAGGAGGGGCAAAAGGTTGCAGAGCTTCTTGCAGCCAATATCTCCAAGGGATATGCCCTAATTGTGGTGGCTGGTATGCACTATGCCCAGTATGTTGAGAGCCTTAACTACGATGTACTGGATAGTGCAGAGAGGCTTGCAGAGCGCATTGTACCGAGCCTGTTGCAACAACTCAAAAGCAAGGTAGCTAAATTATGAAAGTAGAAGATATTGCTTTGCAGGATGGTATGCAGAACAGCGAGCTACAGGATGATATTCTGTACCTGCTGTTATCACAGAGCGAGCTTGCAAAAGAGCTTACTGGAGTTATCAAAAAGGGCAAGCGACCAAACCGCAACGAGTTTGCACAAGAGGAAGATTGCACGATTGGTAGCCTAACAATAGCTGCTGGTAGCGTACAGCAGGGCACAAGCAATGTTAATATCTACGTGCCCGATGTGCCAAGTATAGCTACTGGTAACAACGCACAAGGTTACGAGGCTAACACCGAGCGTATAAAGCAGCTTAAGGCTATGGCTTATGGCATCCTTAAAAAGCACTACTGCGAAAAAGGCTGGAGCTTTGAAACCGTTGAGCAAGGCACATTGGAGGAGGCAGATATGCACTGCCACAGAATTTGGTTAAAAATTAGATTTATGTTTCACAATTAAAAAGTAAAGATATGGGAGTAATTTCTTTAGGTCTTTCGGAGATACAGGTTGGCGATATTGCTGCTGATGGTGGCTGCGCTACTGTTTTCAAGAAGATTGGCAAAACCTATCAGAACACCTGCAAAATCTCACAGGATAGTGCAGATGTAACAGAGCACTACGAGGAGGGACAGAGTGCCCCCGAAGTACGCAAAAAGAAGAAGAAAGTGCCAGTGCTTGCATTCTCAATCATGGACCCCGACACCACATTCCTTAAGGCTTACTTGGGCGGTACGGTTACTGGTGATGGTGATGATGCTGAATGGGGCTGGGAGGACACAGATGAGGATATTGAAGCCTCTATCCGAGTTATCCCCGAAACTGGTTTGGTGTTCACTATCCCACGTGCAGATATTGAGGCTGTGCTGAATGTTGATGCAAGCTCACAGGGTATTACGTTGGTGGACTTCACTGTTACACCTCTCAAACCTACCAAGGCTGGTGTTAAGACGATTACAGCACGCAAGAAAACTTCTAAGTTTCCTACTTAGTAGCAGAGCGTGCCTAACGATATAAAGCCTGCTACTCTAACGAGTGGTGGGCTTTTATCTTTTAATATCTAAAGAGTACATGGAAAAGAACCAAAAGAATTTTGATGCACTACAGGCAGAGCGTGAGGAGCTTCGCCTGCTTATAGGCAACGGTATTAGCTTCACTGTTAATTACCAAGAGGCACAAGTAACGAAAGTGCCAAGATGGGCTAACTGGCTGGGTAAGATATTTAAGCGCAAAGTAACCATTAAGCAGGATTTGCAGCGTGAGTATATCATTAAAGAGCCAACACTTTTCACTCTTGATAGGCTTAGTGCAGAGTACATTGAGCTTAAGATTGATGAGCAAAAGATAAAGGAAGCGCCAAGGCAGCAGTCAAGGCTCTACCTGCGTGAGTACGATAAGTGTATGGCTAAGATTATTGCCATTGCGGTACTTGGCAACGATTGGGAGGACAACAAGCAACTGGAGAGCCTTACAGCGTTTCTCTTCAAGTGGCTCAAACCCTCACAGCTTAATGAGTTGAGTGGTGTGGTTGATTTAACCAACAATTTAGCGGATTTTATCAACTCTATCAGATTGATGTCGAGCGCAAGGACAACAATGCCGAATCTGATAGAGGAAACAGAACAGGACTAAACAGCCTGTATGGTAGGAGGGGTGCTATATGTGCCTATTTTCATTGGACGTGGGAATACCTACACAAGGGCATTGCTTGGGCTATCGTTGAGCGTATGCTGGCAGACCAAGAACGCTACGATACAGACGAGGAAAGCACTACAGATGGCAGCAGCTTCGGTAGTGATGGCACTGTTGAGCTTACAGAGGAAAACGCTGATGATTTTATTAAATACATAAACAGCTTACAATAATGGAAAGTACAAACGGAGCACTCTCTTTTGATGTTTTAATAAAGGACAATAACCTACAGGCGATGCTTGCCAAGGACGAGCAGCGTATTAAGGACTTTGCCCGAAACGTGGAGAGCAATTCAGATAGCATAACCAGTAGCTTTGATGGGATAGGCAAAGCTATTGGTGGGCTTGCCATTGGTGCAACCCTGCAAAGCTGGGTGTCAAACCTTGTTAGTGTACGAGGTGAGTTTCAGCAGTTAGAGATAGCTTTCAAAACTATGCTTGGCAGTGCAGAGCAGGCTAACAGCCTCATGGCACAGCTTGTAGATACGGCTGCAACGACCCCTTTTGATTTGAAAGGCGTTGCAGGTGGTGCTAAACAGTTGCTGGCATACGGAGAGAGTGCAGAAACGGTAAACGACACGCTTGTAAGGCTTGGTAACATAGCCAGTGGCTTGTCTATACCTCTTAATGATATTGTGTACCTCTATGGTACGACAATGACCCAAGGCAGATTGTTTACGCAAGATGTAAGGCAGTTTATGGGTCGTGGTATTCCATTGGTGCAGGAGCTTGGTAAGGAGCTTGGCAAAACCACTGATGAGATTAACCAGATGGTTACTGATGGTAAGATTGGCTTCCCCGAAGTACAAAAGGTTATCAACAACCTCACAAATGAGGGTGGTATGTTCTACAACCTCATGGAGGAGCAGAGCAAGAGCCTTACAGGACAGCTCTCCAACTTTGGAGATGCTTTGGATATGATGCTTAACGAAATGGGGCAAAGCAGCCAAGATTTGTTGGGCGGTGGTATCTCCATTGCAACCTCACTGGTTGAGAACTACAAAGATGTGCTGGCAGTGGTTAAGAGCCTCTGCATAGCTTATGGCACATACAAGGCTGCTGTAATATCTTTGGCAGTAGCGCAAAAAAGCAGCACTGGTATAGCCAGCTTAGATACTGTTGTGCTCAAAGCAAGGCAGGGTATGTTTACAAGCCTCACAGCAGTAACATCTAACTACATAAAAGAACATACCCTTATGACAACAGCTCAAAAGGCTTACACCTTGGAGCTGCAAAAGGCTATAACGGTTGAACAGCAGGAAGAAATACTGCGTAACCTCAAAACGGCATCCATACAAAGGTTGCTTACAGAGGAGCAGAAACTATATATCAGCAGGCTCAATCTTACTGCTGGCTCTACGGAGTACATTGCAGTGGCACAGCAGATAATGACAGCAGACCAAAACGCTGCATTGAGCAAGTTGAACCTTACACGTGAGAGTGCAGCCTATGGTGTGGCAGTACAGAACGTGGTGAACAGCATACAAAACGAGCAGGCAGCACAGATGGCTGCTTTGAGAACGGAGGCAGCAGCACAGAAGCAGAAGCAGGCTACATTGATGGAGGAGTACAGGGTAAGCCTTAACAAAATACAGGCTACACGTGTACAGATACAACTGGCAATGCAGGAGGGTAATGCAGAGGCTGTTGCTGCATTGCAGGAGAAGCAGCACACACAGCTTAAGGAGCACGCTGTTATTGTAACCAACATGAAAAATGCAAAGTTGGCGCAAGAGGCAGCAACCCAAAAGATTGCAACACTGGCTACCCAGCAGGCAAGTGTGGCAGGAAAGGCAAAGGCTGCAACTGATACCATGCAGGCTGCTACCACTTCCCTACTATCAAAGAGCACCACGTTCCTCATTGCTAAGTTACGTGCATTATGGGCTACCATGATAGCTAACCCAGTAACTGCCATTATCAGTGTTATTGGCTTGGCGGTAAGTGCGTTTACTCTGTTTGGTAGGCAAACGGAGGAAGAAACGACCATACAGGGAGAGTTCCAAGATGCTTTGTCGGAGAGCTATTCTAAGATGAACGCCTACTTTGCCATACTTAAGTACGCTGACAGCAATACCAAAACCTACCAAGATGCACTTGGTAAGATTAACCAGTTATGCAGTGAGCACCATGTTGAGCTGCTTAAGGAAAATGCAGCACTTGGTGAGCAGGTAAAAAAGCATGATGAGCTTATTGAGGCAATGGAGCGTGAAACGGCTGCAAAGCTCAAAGCAAAATACACAGAGCAGGCTCTGCAAGAGGTACAGAAAAAGCAGGAGCAGACACTTAAGGATTTGGTGGATAGTGCTAAGGAGGCTACCAATAAGGTTATTGAACAGACAACATCCTATGATGGCACTGTTGCTATACAATCAGCACAGGTTGTAGATAAGGCAAGCGAGAACATACAAAAAGCAAGTGATGCACTTTGGGAGGGTGTTATTGCAAGAGCCAACGAGGGTGCAAAACAGTTGCAGGGTCTTACTGGTGAGGCATACACCACGGCACTTAATAACCTCATAGCAGAGATTACTAAGGCTGTGCAGGATGGCTCTAAGGCTACAGACAAGGAAATGGAGGCATTTAAGCCTGCCATTGAGAAAGCCATTACAGAAACCGTGCAAGCTGCTAATGATGGTGCTGCAAAAGTAAACTTGGCTATAAGCCAAACTGATGCTTTTATGAACAGCTTGGGGCATAACATGGACACCAGCAATGTAAAGCAGCAGACGGACTATGCCTCTATGAGCTTTGAGGAGCTGGAGAAACAAGCACAGGATGCACAAGCCAAGATAGATAGCATCAATGGAAAGCAGGTAAAGATTAGCACCGATAATAAGGAGCTGCAAGATACGCTTAACCTGTTGAACCAAATCAATGGTGCTATTGGCAAAAAGGAGGCAGGGCTTAATACAGAGAACGGAATTAACGAGCGTATCAAACAATTAAAAGCCCTGCGTGCAGAGGCTGTAATTGGCTCTAAGGAGTGGAAAGATTACGATGCAAGGATTTCCAGGCTGGAGGGCAAACTGCCCTCTACACACAAACAGATTGCAAGCTCTGCCAAATCAGCAGCAAGCAAGGCTGCAAGTGAGGCGCAAAAGAGGCAGGAGGCTGCGAGGGATGCAGCACAAAAGGAAATAGAGCTATCTGAGAGCTTGGAGCAAAGCCGTATTGATATTATCAAGGATGGCTACGAAAAGCGCAAGAGAGAGCTTGAATTGCAGCATACCAAGGAGCTAAACGCTATCAAAAAGGAACAGCAGGAGCTGGAGCGTGCCTATAAAAAAGCAGGCAAGAGAATGAGCAAGGGCACTGCTGCAAAGTTTGATGAGAAGCGAACCAACGAGAACGCACGCTATGCAATGGAAATGTCTGGCTTAACAGATGTTGAGATTGAGGAAAAGAAAAAGGCATACCAAGCCTATTACAAATGGGTATCTACATACGGTGTGGAGGTTGCAGACCAGCAGTATGCCAAGCTGGTAGCGCAAGGCAAGACATACACGGAGTGGCTACAAAAGCAGGTGGCAGCACTCACAGCTAAGGAGGCTACCCCCGATGGCTTGACGGAAACGGAGAGCAACCAGTTAATAAGCTACCAAGCAGAGCTTAACAGTATTACTGGAGTTAAAACAGCTATGCAGCAGTTTAATGAGCAGCTAACCAAATCCAAGGATGATAGCAAAGAGCTTACAGAGTACCTTAAAAAGCTGGTTGCTATGAAGCAGCAGTTGGAAACTGGCAGCACCAACCTTATAGGCGAGGATAAAGCAGAAGCCATACGTAAGGTTGATGAGCAGGTGACAAAAGCCACAACAGAGCTACAGAAGAAACTGCTGGAGGCTTACAAGAGTAACGAGCAGATGAGGTACGAGACCACGGAGAAGTACGATGAGGAAATAACGTGGCTTAAGCAGCATGGCTATGATGAGCAGGCAGCACTGGCAGAAAAGGCAAAGGTAAAGGCTTTGAGCGAACTGGAGGCTACCAAGATAGAGGCAACCTCTGACTGGAAAGAGCTGTTTAACAATGCCCAATACCTTAGTGGCAGTGCCTTTGATGCAATCATTGAGAAGCTGCGTAAGATGGTGGCAGAGATACAGGACAGTGATGTTAAGAATGCACTCACTAAGCAGTTGGATGAGCTGGAGCAGCAAACGCAAGGCTCACGCAATCCTTTCCGCTTACTTACCAAGAGTATAAAAGAGTACAACAAGGCTGTTAGTGGTACTACTGCCAAGAAAAAGGCTCTATCCGAAATGTTCACCTCTATCAGTAGCAGCGTTGATATGGTAAAGCAGAGCTTTGACAGCGTTGTGGATGGCTTGCAAAAGATGGGTTTGGCTGGTGATGAGGAAACACAGGCGATGCTTGGCGATATAAGCGACATGATGGGTGGTGCAAGCACGTTGGCACAAGGCTTCGCTACAATGAACCCAGCACAGATGATAAGCGGTGGTGTTAGTGTTATTACAAGTGCCATAAGCCTCTTTGATAGTACCAGCAGGAGGATAAGGCGAGAAATGAAGCAACACGAAACCACTCTTAAGAAGCTCCAAAACACCTACAACCAAATTTCCTTTGATGTTGATAACGCTGTTGGTGAGGATTACTACAAGCAGCAGCAAAATGCTATCAAGAACCTGCAAGAGCAGAGTAAGGAGTATGAGGAGCTGGCACGCTTGGAGCGTTCCAAGAAAAAGAAAGATAGGGATGATAACAAGGTGCTGGAGTACCAAGAGAACGCTAAGGATGCTTTGCGTAAGGTAGAGGAAATCAAAAAGGAGATAGCCGAAACCTTGGTGCAGACCAACTTTAAGGACTTGGCAAGCGATTTGGCAGATAGCTGGGTTGAAACCTTTGGTGATGCAGAGGAGAGCATGGAAGCCTTTGATAAGACTTTCAAAAAAACCATTGCAAATGCTGTTAAGAACAGCCTTAAGCTGAAGCTCATTGAGCCTGTTGTATCAGATTTCACTGATGCACTTGCAACCTACATGGGAGCGCATGACAACAGCGTGGCAGGCTTTAACTTTGAGTACTGGAAGAAACTCCTGCAAGGTGCTGGAGATAAGTTCACAGAGGGATTGGAGAGCTTTAAGGATTTCTTCGATGATGCAACCGATGAGATAGAGGATGCTTCACTGGAGGGAGATATAAAGGGCGTATCAGAGGAAACGGCAGGCAAGCTGGCTGGCGAGATTACCACATTGAGAGTAAGGCAGGCAGAAATGATTGTTTACCAAAAATCAATGGATAGCTCACTAAGGAGCGTTGACCGCACAATTACCTCATGCTTAAGCAAGTTGAACACCATTGCACAGAACACTGCTTACAACAGGTATCTGTATGAGATTAACAACTTACTTATCTCAATGAAAACAAATACACAATCAGACCCTTTGAGGGCTAAAGGTTTGAACACTTAATAAACGAGTATGGAGCAAACAAGGTTACTGGCTCTTAAGGAGCTTATGCAGGTAGGGCACTGTGCAGAGAGCCGTACAGCAGTGCATAACACCTGCAACAATACGGAACGGCTTATGGGTGTGTACTTCTATTATATCAAGCAATGCACCCAAAAAGATTTCCCCTCTTTGGAGTTCCTGCGTGCCAACTTCGGCACACAGGTAGCTCCTTGGGGTGGCTACATTGATACAAAGGGCAAAGTTAAGGCTTGCAAGAAAAATGTGTTCATTGGTGATGCTGATGCACAGATGGAGGTTGCAGGTTATGATATAGCCCTATGCTGGGTAAGGCACAACAGTAAGCTGGAGGTATGGGTTAAAGACCATGCCCACCTGCATATTGATTGCTTTGAGGATAGTGAGGTTAAGGTGCATATAGAGGGTAAAGGCACAAGGGTATATATTAACACCTACGCTAACAGCAAGGCAGAGATTGAGGGCTTTACAGAGCGTGCTGTGAGCACTATACACGATTGTAAAACATATAAAAAGTAAAGGCTATGGCTTTGGAAGATAAATTAGTGTTGAACCTGCCATTTGACGAGGCAGATGGAGCAACGAAAACATACGACTACAGCAGCAACCGTGCTGATGGTATTGTTGAGAACGCAAAGTTTGAGGCAGGCAAGAGTAACAACTGCATCAATTTTACAGGAGAGGGTACTTGTAAGGTTGAGCGTTCTGTGCTGGATATATCAAGAGCTTTCACGCTTGCAACATTCGTGAAGCTCCACGAACCTGCCAGCCGTATCATTGTAATGCTTAACTATGCTGGCATAGGCAACATATACAGCCTATCTATTGATGTGAAGCCCGAAACGTGGTACTACCTTGCTGTTGTACGCAATGGCACTCACATTGATACGTACCTTAACGGTGCGCTCATAGAGAACGGTGTTGTTAGCACAAGCTGGGGCAACCCTGTTGGCTTTAGCATATCAGAAGATAACTATGCAACACTGCTGGGTAATGCCTGCATTGACGAAACAAAGCTCTATCAAGCAGCATTAACACAGGAGGAGGTACTGGGATTGCTGGATAATACCAAGCAGCTTGCTTTCTACGTTGATGGCATCAACATAAAGGAGCGTTTCGGTGTTTGTGTAAGCAAGATTAAGGGCATTGCAGATAGCCTTAAGATGAAAGAGCCTCTTAAGGTTGATTGGGATGGCTACCACGGTGAGCAGGTTGATTTGAGCAGACCAAGATTTGAGGCACGTGATATTACTGTTGAGTGCTTTATTAAGACAACTGGCGGTAAACTTGCATTTATGCAGGCTGTGCATGATTTCTTTGAGCTTTTCAATACTCCACATACAGATTACTCACAGAACGGCAAGAACGGAGACTTAATGCCACGTGGATTGCATAGGTTCATGGTGGATATACACCCGACCAAGCCTCTTGTTTACGAGGTGTACAAAGAGGACAATGTGGAGGTGGAAAAGGAGTGGAACGACAAGAAGATGATTGGCACGTTCACCCTTAAGCTACGAGAACCCGAACCTATCAAGCGTGTGCTTAAGCACCTGCGTATTAACGAGAACAGCAAGCAGGTTACTATTAACCTCACAACAACGAAGATGGTAAACGTGTACTGGGGTGATGGTACGACAACACAAGATGTTAGCGGTACTGATGTGGAGCTTACACATGATTACCAGCTTAACGGAGAGTATTTCCCTGTTATCACAGGTGTTGTTGAGGACATTGCTAAATTTGATACTAACGCTATTATTGTATGGAACAAATTGTAGTTTATAACCGAGCTGGCAAGGTTAAAACTAAGCTATACGCAACCTCTAAGCTCTGTGCTGTAAAAAGTGCAGAGCAAAAGAGGGTGTTGCTTGGTGAGGACACTTTGCAGATACAGACAGAGAGTGTTGAGCCTCTTGATTTGCAGATTGGAGACTACTGCATCATGTACGGCTCACAATACACGCTTAACGCTATGCCCGAACCTACAAAGGAGGGAGAGCACCAGTATAAGACAGACCTCACATTTGAGGGCATCCAATACAAGCTGATAGATGTGCAGTACAGAAATAAAGATGTACTGGGTAACAATACCAGTGGCTCTTTTACCCTTATGGCTGATTTGGCACTTGCTATGCAGGTACTTATCAACTGCCTTAACTCTCATGCAAAGGCAGAGGGTAGCGGTGAGGTGTGGATGCTTGGCGATTGCCCTAACACGGAGTATAAGGAGCTAACATTCAGCAACGAGAACTGCCTTGCTGTGCTGCAACGCCTGTGCGGTGAGGATTTGTTCAATATTGAATTTGAGATAGAGCCACTGGGCAACAAGAAGTATAAGCTGCATTTGCGTAAGGCTGGCAGCGTTTTCCCTGCTGCATTTACATTTGGCAAGGGAGGTGGTGTATATGAGCTTAAGCGTAAGAACGTGGATAGCAAGAACGTGGTTACAAGGCTCTATGTGGAGGGTGGCACACGTAACATTACAACAAAGTACAGGAACGGAGCACAGAGGCTTAGACTGGACGGAGAGAGCTATATACAGCAGGAGAAGCCTGTGGCAGCTATGGGCATTAAGGAGGGTGCAAAGCAGTTTGATGATATTTACCCACACAGAAAGGGTACTGTTACGGCTGCTGGTGCATCTATCTTAGAGTTCGTGGATAGCTCCATGTTTGACCTCAATAAAAAGGATAGTGAGGGCAACACGGAGTACTTGCAGGATAACACGCCTGCTAAGGTTAAGTTCCTCACAGGAGGCTGTGCTGGCTACGAACTGGAGATTACCAAGTACGACCATGCAACCAAAACATTTAAGGTTAAGGCTTATGAGGATAGCAGGGGCTGGAAGATACCAAGCCAAGACAGCAAGGCGTACCGTATAGCCAAGGGAGATACATACGTGCTGCTTGATATTATTATGCCTCACGACCCTTATGTAACGGATGCAGAAAAAGAGCTGCTGGAGCAGGGTACTAAGTACTACGAGAAGAACAGCCAGCCAAGGGTTGAGTATGAGCTTACAATTAAGAGCCTGTACCTTAAGCGCAAGTTTGGTGCTGATGGCACAGTGGTAAACCTCTTTAATGTAGGTGATTACATAACCATACGTGATGCAGAGATTGGTGTGGATAAAGCAATACGTATCAAAGAGTTTACACGTAATGCAAGTACAGACCCCTACGACTATAAGGTAACACTTAGTGATGTTGTGGAGGTAAGCATTATTGAGCGTTTGATTTCCGACCAAATAGAAACGGATAAGATTATTGAAATAAATAACCTTACCGACTTGGCAAAGGCACGTGCAAACTGGAGAACAACACAAGAGCTGTTGAACATGGTATTTGATGGTGATGGGTATTTCGACCCTACACACATAAAACCAAGTTCCATTGAAACCATGATGCTTAGTGTTGGTAGCAGGGCAAGCCAGTTTGTATTGCAGAACATTGTGATAACAGCCAACTCTATAAGCGGAAACAAGCCTAACCCTAACCTCATAACCATACAATCTAATGGTGGTGTGCTCATACACTATGCCATAGAGGATAAGGATAGGAGCTGGAACATAAAAGGTGGCTCTGTAACGCTTACTACAGATGGTGCTTACTATGTGTATGCACGATGCGCAAAAGCTGGCAGCACAGGCAGCATTATTATCTCACAATCAAAGATTAACGTGGATGATGGCAATAGTGCAGGCAACTATCACTTTGTTATTGGTGTAATATCCTCAATCTTCAATGGTTACAGAGAGGTTACGCTTACCTATGGTGCTACACGTATCACAGGGCGTACAATTAACTGCGGACGCATTGAGAGCATTGATAAGAAAACATATTTTGACCTTGATAACGGTGAGATAGGTGGTAAGATACGCTTTACATCTGGGAACGGTACAGGCAGGCTTGTAAGTGAGCTGGAGGGTGATGTTAATGGGCATACACAAGACCTTAATGCACTTACCTCTGCTGTTGGCTCACAGGGCGAAACGCTCAATGGGCTTACAGAGCGTGTAGGTGAGCAGGGCGATAATATTAACACGCTTAACAATACTACAGAGTTGCTTAAGCAAGAGGTTAGTAAGAACGGTACATCTTTAGGTGAGCTTAATGCGCTTGTTAATGGGCAGGGTGAAACTCTACAGGGTGTACAGGACACGCTTAACTCACTTAAAGACCAAGTAGATGGTACTGTGGAATACTGGTATGGTGAGGTTGTACCTACAGATAGCAATTACCCTGCATCCGAATGGGCGCATGATAAGAAAGATGAACATTTGGGCGATATATACACAGATACCAAAACAGGTACAGAGTACAGATATAGCATTAAGTATGATGCTGGTATGCGCAACCCTACATATTACTGGCAGGAGATTGCAAGCAGTGGTATAGGAACAGCCATTAAAACGGCAAATGAAGCACTGGCTGCTGCTGGTTTCAAAAGCCATGTGTATGTTACAGCAAGCGTAAAGAGTACACCACCTGCTACATATAAAGTTGGTGACTTGTGGCTAATGCTTGATACGTGCAAGATGAAGTACTGCGTTAAAAATAGCGATGGTGTGAGCTACAGAGCAACAGACTGGAAAGATGCAGGCTATACGGATGATACTACAGCAAACAAGGCACTTGACGAGCTTAAAAACTTGGCAGATGATAGTGTTATTACACCAGCAGAGAAGCTGGAGCTTAAAACAAAATGGCAGGAGCTTAAAGCTGATTACGGTGTGTTGCAAACTGAACTTGCTAATGCTGGTATATCACAGCCTGCGTTATTAACGGCTTATACAAGCCTAAATACGTATGTAAGTAACCTGCTAAAGGGTATGGATAAAAACAGCTCTGTAAGCAGGGATGAGTATAACACTAAGTTCCAAGTATATTACACCGAGAGGGCAAACGCACGCAAGAAGCTAACGGAAACCAAAACACAGGTGTTTATTACTGCAAATGCAAGTACAAAACCAGCAGACAAGTACAAAAAGGGAGACTTGTGGCTAATGCTTGATACATATAAAATCAAAATCTGTATTAAGGATAGTGCAGGCAGTTATAAGGCTCCTGATTGGGGTGACGCTGGATATACGGACGATACACAGGCACTAAAGGCATTAAGCCAGTTAAGCGATTTGGCAGCAGACAACAAGGTTACACCAGCAGAGAAGCTGATGCTTAAGGGAGAGCTGAACAACATAAGGGCAGACTTTACCCAAACAGCATCTAAGGCAACAACAGCAGGTGTTATCACAAACAAGTATGAGGAGGTATTTAATGCGCTGGTTAAGTACGCAAACAACCTGCTTGCAAATATGAACAGCACCAGTACAGTTAATAGGGATGCTTACAATAAGTTTTTTGCCGATTACTATACAGAGCGTGCCAATATCATTGATGCAATAGCACAGAAAAAAGTTGATGATGTTGAGATTGGGCAGGGCAACTATATTGCTAATGGTGCTTTTTTTGAGAGTACTAAAGGCTGGAGCTGGGCTGGTGTTGATACCAACCTTTATATGGATAGTACAATGGGCAATGTGTTAAGGATGAGCAAAAGCAACACAAGTAGTTTATCTTTCCTTATTACACGCTTCGCTAAGTTCAATGGTAACATTATGCTACCAAACAACAAGTTCCGAGCAGGTCTAAAATACACGTTGGCTTTTTGGGTAAGAGCTAACAAGGATTTGGAGCTTAATGTTGGCTTTATGGAGAGTGCAGGACAAAAGCCAGTGGCTAAGTATGTGCCTTTCCATGCTGGCACAAGTTGGAAGCGCATAGTGTACACTTTCACTGCTAATGAGCAGCAGGTGGAGGACATTGCACTATATATCCGTGGAGAGCAAACAACGACCTACGAGTGGCTGATGTTTACCAAGTTCGTACTGGTGGAGGGTAATAAAGCACCCGAATGGACTGGCAGTAGTCAAGAGTTCCTTGCACAGGTGCAGGCTAACAAAGATACTCTTAAGGCTATTACAGATAACTACACAGAGATAAATGGAGGCTTGATATTATCCACATTCCTTAAACTTGGAGCTATCCTAAAAAATGGCAACTGGACGGAGAGTGCAGGACTAAAGGCTATGCTGGATAATGCAAATGAGATTGCAGCCTACTTCGGTGGCACGTATGCAGAGGCACTGGCAGGCAAAAAGGATGCAATGACGGTCATATACCATAACGGTAAGCTAAAAGCACTGGATGCAGAGATTAAGGGTAAAATCATTGCAACAAGCGGAGAGTTTACTGGTACGCTTAACGGTGTCGAGGGAACATTTAAGGTGCTTAAGGCTGTTGATAAAAATGGTAATACAAAGGCTTCTATTTACTTCAGCGGAAGTGACAGCTTACTAACCTTTGATGGAGATATGCAGCACCAAGGTAACTTGGATGGCAGGAGTCTGCGTTTCTTATCCTCTGATATTTGGTGTAGAGGTGTGTTCGGACACCATGCCAAGACCGTTGCTGTAGTAAAAGGTGGATATATGAACGTTTACCCTAAAGGGGTAGATAATAGCAGTGTATATGTAAGCCTAAAGAGTGACAAAACATCTGACGGAACAACATTCTACTATATACCTCTATACGGTAACGGACAGAGTGCAGGATGGGCTGGTATGCCTATTGATGTTGTTGTGTTAAATGTTACAAGAAAGTACTATTATGCGTTTACAGGAATGGAAACTGGTAAGGAGTGGCGTGTTATCAATGGTAACGATAAGTTTAGCGAAGTTTATTTTTGCGATATTGGAGGATGGCATAAATTGGTAGGAGGTGAGAGCCTTTCCTGCGTGTATGTAAACCCAAAATTCCTTAACCCAGTACCTGCATCTACCTCTATTGGTAGAGGTATCTTCTGGAGTGGAGAAAAAGATTTGAACTGGTAAAAATATAGGTAGAAATGCTTAAAAGTTGGGCAAATGAGGGCATAGTTCAACTTTTAAGCACTCAAAAGCGTGTATATTACGCACGCTTTGACTACTTTTGAGGGCGCATTTTAATTTTAGTTATAAAAACTATGAGTAAAGAAAGCAATTACGTAACGGAAACAATGTTCGTTAGCCGTATCACCTGCAAGGGTAAGGTGGAGAGCTTAGAGCATGGTTTTAGGCTAAAGGATGAGCAACCTTTTAGCGTATATATCAGACCGAAAACGCTAACCACAATGGAGCGTGATGTGCTGCTTAACTGCAAGCTCTACAAGGAGGATGCAGCAAGCGAAGTGCCAGTGCCTCTGTTTGGCTGGGTAGAGTTGGAGGTGGTAGAGATTGCACCGAGTGCATCCCTGCTTAGTAATTATGACATCTACTGGGGAGCTGGAGATTACGGTGTACCAGTGTACGATGAGTAAGTAACGATTAAAATATATAGATATGGGACTTTTAATTGGCGTGGGCAATACAGACCCACAGTTTCCTTATACCAGCCTTTGGTACGGTATCAAGATTAACTTGAACCACGGAGGCAAGGACACAAAGGATGGCAAGATTGAGCGTGTAGGCAACCTTGATTTGCACCGACAGCTTCCTATCCAAAAGAAGATTAGGCGATTTGTAGCTAATGCAGATGGCAGTGTAAACTACTGGCTTGGTGCAGATGATAGCACCAAAAAGGAGGGTGGCGGTAACGCTAACCTCAATGGTACAGATGGCAATGTGCTGCTGTATAAGCCCGATTACTACAGACGCATGGAGTTCGATAACGGCTACCTGCTGGTTGCTATCAGTGAGGTTGCACTGCCAGGCTTTGTAAAGATGAAAGAGCAGGCACGCTCACCTTGGTTTGCTACAATGAACCGCAAGACGGACACGCCTGCCTCTGTGTGCTGCTTAACTTGGGGCAGCGATGGCAAACCTAAGCGTAATGAAAGCGGACTGCTGGTATTTACAAGCAATGCTGCTGATTATCGTGGAGGCATTAACGATACTTCACGTGATGGCACTAACAAGAGTGAGCTGGGTATGCCTGCTTGTAATATGAACAAGGCAACGGTACGTGCAAAGTTTAAGAAGCTCAATGCTGATATGACCTGCCACGGTGGAGGTTGGCGTTTCCGTGAAGAAATGAGCTGGCTCATGGCTATTGAGTTCGGTTCGCTTGATTCACAGGCTACCTACACAGCAGAGAAAACAGAAGATGGCTTTGCACAAGGTGGTATTGGCGAGATCGGA